TCGTAACGCTGTATTAGTTTGGACGGACACAAGTTTAAATGCATTACAATTTGTTGGTGCGCCTTTTACATTTAACTTAACACAAATTGGTGCAAACTGTGGAGCCGTTTCTTTGCACTCTGCTGTTGATGTAAATGGCACAGCTTTTTGGATGTCACAGAATTCTTTTTATAAATTTGATGGTGCTATTGCAAAAATGCCTTGTAGTGTACAAGATTATGTTTTTGAAGATTTTAGTATCACTAATCAACCAGAAACTTTTGCAGCAGTTAATTCAGAGTTTAATGAAGTAACTTGGTTTTATACTTCAAATAGTTCTACACAAATAGATAGATTTGTTACATACAACTATTTAGAAGATTGTTGGTCAACAGGAAGTTTAGCTAGAACTACTTGGATTGATTATGGTGTATATCAAAAACCATATGCAACAGAATATTCTACAACAGGTATTGCTACTAATGATACTATTAATGGATTAACAGCAGGAGCTACCACGTTATATCAACATGAAACAGGTGATGATGCTGTGACTACTGCTATTGATGCGTATATCGAATCAGGAGATTTTGATATTGCAGATGGACAACCTTTTTTACATATTGGAAGAGGAATTCCTAACTTTAAAGATCTTACAGGTACGGTAGATTTAACATTACGATTTAAAACATATCCTAGTTCTACTACTCCTACTACAGTAACAAGAACAATTACCCCAACAACAGAAAAATTTGATATAAGAGGCAGAGGAAGACAAGCTAATATTAAAGTATCAAGTGACGCTGTTGGCGATAAATGGCGATACGGAACATTACGTTTAGATGTACAACCAGATGGAGGCAGATAATGGCTAAAATAACAACAACAAGATTTCCTCAAGCAACGCCTGATTATCAACCAAGCGTAATTGATATATTGACGAGGTTATTAGAACAAATAGTACAACAATTAAATTTTGGTTATCAACAAGATTTAAAAGATGAATCTTCAGCAAGGACGTGGTTTCTTGGTTGATTCTTTTATCAGTAGATCAGGTAGTGCAACAGGAACTATTTACACAGTTCCAACGGCAGATCAAAATTCACAACCTCCTGTTCCTCCAACAACTGCTTTGGTTAAAAGTATTAAGTTGTCTAATCAATCAGGTGGCGCTATTACAACAACTGTAACTATGATGGATAGTAGTAATAGTAGTCTAGAAATAGAACTCTATAAAGATAGTTTAGCTGATGGAGCAGAAACAGAAGTTTTAACTCAGCCAATTGTATTGGAACAAGCCGATGCAATTAAATTAACGGGAGCGGTAAAAATATTAGTAAGTTTAATGGAGATAACAGCATGACATTTAAAAAAGTACAAGAATCAAAAGAAATTGGTAAACAAGTTGTTGAAGGTCAAGAAGTGGCTATACTACAACCTGAAGTTCATAGAGAAATTAAAAATAAAAAAACTGGTGTTGATTATGATTCTGAAGAAGCAGCCAAAGCGGATGTTGATAATCCCGAAACAGATACAACAGTTGATGATATTGAAACTAATATACAAGTAAAAGTTACAAAACTACCAGATGTATTTGGAAAAACTGAAGACGATTAAGCCCCGCAGTTTTCACAAAAATCATCACAGATACACTTTTCTTTTTCACACCCACAAGCAGGACAATTAGGATCCATTTGCTGCCGCCTTATGTTTTGCCATATTTTCTTGAACAAAAATTCTTTCATCTTCTGTTAATGGTCTACCAATACTAGGGTAATCAGGACCTTTAGCTATTTCTTTTGGTTCTTTATGACACGAACATCCGTCTGTGTGTCTTTTATGATCTCTTTCTAATGCTAATAAACGTTCATGATAGCGACTCACCTTGTCAGCGAGGACAGCTATGGCCTTCAATACTTCTTGGTTTTCCATATTTTCTCCTGTGATTTTAATTTTTGGGTGAGATCTAATTTAAACACGTCTGTCATAATTATCAAGTAATCTTTTTATAATTGTTTTCTTGACAATTAATTTGAAATAGTATCCCAGCCACTAGGATGAGGAATACAGTGTTCTGTTTTCACCCCTGGTTTCATTGTTAGTAGTATATCACCACTAATACTTATTCTTGGTTCCTCCTTAGTATTGACCTCCGTATAATGTAAAAGCCCACTTGGAAAGATTAAAAAGTTTCCTGTTTTAACAGGGAAGATATAACTAGAAAAATTAAACTGATTCCAATCTACTATGTACTGATCAGTAGGAGGAATAAACAATCCTGTTTGCGCAGCTAATTCTTTTTCAAATCGTATATTACCCATATCATCATTTCTAACATAATAAACAAAACTAAAATGGCTAGCGGTGTGTTTATGACTAGCAATATGCTGGTCTTTTATGGTGTAAGTAGCCCATGACTTTGTTATGTGAGCATCAAACTTTTCTTTACTATAGCCTTTAGCTTTTAAAAAATCGCTAATGTTTGTCCCTATTTTTTTAAATAAATTACTATATTTTTTATCTTTATGTAAATTATCCTTAGCTTCTTCTAAATCAGTAAAATGTGTGTTACCTTTAACATCAGTAGTAGCTGCTGTTCTTCCTGGCTTTTCTTTTACGAAAGACTTAACATGATTTGCTGTCTCTTCGTTATTATTTTCTATTGTTGTAAAGTAAATAGTTTCGCCAAATAAACTATTTATTACTGCTTCTTTCTGCATAACTCACCTCTAAATATTCTATTTTTGTTACCCATCCTTTAGGTATTGCTATCGCGCCACCACCAGATATTTCATCTTTATCCCTACTATATGAACGCATAATAATAACTTTTTCCTCATTATTATGTACCATCCAGCCTACTTCTTGACATGTTGCTAATGGGGCATTTACCACATCTTTTATGTCTAACCATCCAGTTTCCGTGTCCCGTGCATCGAGCCACGTGATACGAACCATAGGTACTTTCTTAATATCTATATCCATGTCTAATTTCTCATTGCACATTACATTAAAAACACATATAAATATAGAATAAAATAGGCGCATTTCTTCAAGCCTCGCCATCTTGCTATTCAACAAAAAACTAGTTGCTATGAAGGATTATGCATGATGGAATTTGACGAACAGTTTATTGAGGATATCCCCCAATTAGGTATTGGTGGCTTCTTAAATAAAACATTTAAAAAAGTAAAAAAAGCAGTAAAAAAAATAGCTCCTATTGCAGGGGCTGGTCTTGGTTTTATAATGGGCGGTGCCGCAGGTGCTGGTATAGGTGCTGGTATAGGTGGTCTCATAGCTGGTCAAAAAGCAGACAAGGCTCTTAAAACAGCATTAATGGGTTATGGTATTGGATCGCTCGCAGGAGCATACGGTCCTCTTAAAGGTTTCGCTGGTAAAGGTTTTGGAGCAAGTGGTAAATTTGGTTTTAATCCTAATGATAGATTTAATGTGATGAATAGTTTTAAAGAAATGTTCGCTGGTAATCCAAGTGGAGTAGAAAAAGGATCTTTTGAAGAATTTGCAATTAAAAATAATTTAGCAGACTCCACTGGTACATTAAAAGACAATGTAAATTTAAATGAAGCTAGTAGATTATACACTAACTCACTTTTTAAAGGTTCAGGAAAACTTGGTTTTAAAGATGTGTTAAGCCCATCTACAGTAGGAGTAGGGGCATTAGCAGGTTTAGGTTCTTATTATGATGCACTTAAACAACAACAAAACTTTGTACCTGATGACCCCAACGCATTAAATGCACTTTATTACAACGATCCACAAGAGTTTCAAGTAGCAGGACAAGGCGTTAAACCTTATTACTATACTGATATGCAAGATCAATTTGGTGTGCCTATTGAAGAATTAACAGATGACTTTGTTCGTTACTCAGCACAAGGCGGTATAATTAAAAAAAGACATGAAGGTTCTCCTTTAAGAGGAGAATTTTCTGGAAGCCCTCATACAGAAGGACCTTTTTATAGAGGCGATGATGAAGGAACTTCCCCTAATGTCCCATATGATCAGATGCAAAAAGATCAAATGATGGGTTACTTAATGATGCAATTTAGTGAAAACCCTAGCGCTTTTGAACAGCAATACGGAAACGAAATGGCAGAATTTTTTAGACAAATGATGGGCTTTAAAACCAAAAAACAAGTAGAAAGCGACACAGGAGCTATCTTTGATGAAAACTCTTCAGAAATTATAGGTTACAATTTAGCGCAAGGCGGTGTAATTAATTTAGCAGATGGTTCACAACAGTATTTTCCTCGTAAAAACGGAGAAATAGAAGGACCTGGAACTGGTACAAGTGATGATATACCTGCAATGTTAAGTGATGGAGAATTCGTGTTTACCGCTAAAGCAGTTAATAATGCAGGTGGAGGCAATAGAAGAGAAGGAGCAAAAAGAATGTATCAAATGATGAAAAATTTAGAAAAAGGTGGTACACTCTCCGAACAATCAAGAGGAGTCGCATAATGTCAACAGCAACACAAATACAAAGAGAAGCACCAGATATTGAGGCTCGTAAACTTGGTTTAATAGATACCGCTAAAGCCTTAACAGAAAAGGGTTATACCCTTCCTGATTATGTTTTAGCTGGACTTACTCCTGAACAAAAACAAGCTTTTGGTTTAGCTTCGTCTGGTATTGGTGCTTATCAACCATACTTAACTGCAGCTAAAGATTATACAGCACAAGGACAAAACTTATTAAGTGGTATTACGGGAGCGCCAACGCAATCTCAATTAGATGCTTACATGAACCCTTTTCAACAGCAGGTTATTGATGCAACAATGACGGAGCTTGATAAAAGAGGGGCTCAACAATCAAATCAATTAGCTGGTGATGCTGTAAGAGGTGGCGTGTTTGGTGGTTCGCGTTACGGAGTTCAACAAGCAGAACTTGCAGGACAACAACAAGATGCAAG